AACACATCGTACAGCATCGCCGGGCAGAACACGTCTGCTACCGATGGCAACACGGGGAGCACCTGGGCAACGGGTGAAAGAGATTACATCAACAACCTGGTGGATTCGGTCGACATCCTCTTCGCCGCGTTCAACGCGCTGCAATCCAGCTTCGACTTCCTGTTCGGAGCGGTGGATGCCATCTACACCAACCTGTATACCTGATGAACCCCGCTAGGATAGTACCATGAGAGAATTGCGATCGCCATTCGGCCTGACCCCCTCGGGGGCCGTCGCCGTCGTCACCGCGCCCGGTGACATGGTTCAGCAGCATCTCAAGGCGCTGGTCAGCACCAGCCCGGGTGACCGGCTGATGCAGCCGGCCTACGGCGTCCCGCTGGCCGGCTACGTCTTCGGCCTCAGCGCCGACGAGGTAGGGCCGCTCGTGGCCAGCGACGTCCGGCGGGCTATCCAGCAGTGGGAGCCGGCCGTCAACCTCCAGAACGTCCAGACGATGATCGCGGACACCTCCGAGGGCCTGGCCTCGGTCGACGTGCAGTACAGCCCGGGCGCGACCGTGACCTCGGCATCGACGACGAGCACGGCCAGCGTGCTCGTCGGAGGATCAGTGATCGGATCATGACGACCCCGCTGCCCAACCCCGTCTTAACGGTGCCTACTAACCTGGATTACACCTCGCGCGACTGGCAGGCGCTAGTCACCAGCATGCTGGCGTACGGCCAGGTCGTCATGCCCGACTGGAACCAGGCCAGCGAGGGCGACCTCGGCGTGGCCTTCGTCGAGGCATTCGGCTACATGGGCGACATCCTCTCGTACTACGGAGACAGGATCAGCCAGGAGGCGTACCTGCCGACGGCCACCCAGCGGCTCTCGCTGCTGAACATCGCCCAGCTCCTCAGCTACACGGTGAGCAACGGCCAGGCGGCCACCGGCAGCATCACCTTCACCACGGCCAACCCCGGTGATGCCGTGGTGATCCCCCAGGGCACCCAGGTGGCCACGGCGTTCAACACGGCCACCGACAGCCCGATCGTCTACGAGACCGCCGCCGTGGCCACCTGCCCGGCCAACGGCGGCACGGTGGCCGTGGCGGTCACCCAGGGCATCACGTACTCGCTGGTGCCGATCGGCTCGACGTCCGGCCTGCCCGGCCAGACGCTCCAGCTTCCCATGCAGGACGTCATCGACGGCAGCGTTACCGTCTTCGTCCAGAGCACGCTGGGCAGCCAGCAGTGGAACCAGGTGCAGTACCTGGCCGACGCCGGCCCGGAGGACATGTCGTGGTCGTCCTTCACCGACGCCAGCGGCCTGACCAACATTCAGTTCGGCGACAATGTTAACGGCCTGATCCCCAGCACCGGCCTGACCGTGTGGGCTACCTACCGGGTGGGCGCGGGCGCCGCTGGCAACCAGGCGGCGGGCACCGTCGGCATCCTCGTCAACGCCATCGACGGCCTGTCCGTGGCCCAGAACATGGACGGCTCCTACCAGTCGGGCGCGATGACGGGCGGCGCTGACCCCGAGACCAACGATCACATCCGGGCCAATGCCCCGGCGGCCTTCCAGACCCAGCAGCGGGCGGTGTCCCTCCAGGACTTCCAGAACCTCGTGCTGACGGTGCCGGGGGTAACCACGGCCAGCGTGGTGGCCAACCACTCCACCTCGGTCACGCTGTACGTCCTCGGCCCGGACTACCAGGCCCCCAGCGCCAGCCTGATCAGCAGCATCCTGAGCTTCTTCCAGGGCAAGACGCTGGCCGGCGTCACGGTCACCGTGGGCACGCCCGGGCTGATCCCGATCAATGTCGGGTCGGTGTCCAGCAATATCACCGTCAAGTGCCTTCCTAACCACGTCCAGAAGACCGTAGTGACCAACTGCCAGACCGCCGTGGCCAAGCTATTCCAGCCGCCTTTCTCGATATTCGGGCAGGTCATCACGCTGTCTAACATCATGCAGACGATCATGTCCGTGCCCGGGGTCGACTGGCATACCATCCCGCTGTTCAGCCGGACGGACGTCACGCAGGTGACCACTAACAACATACAGCTTCGCGCGTCGGAGATCGCGGTTCCGGGCACGTGCTACATCACTGCAATCGGGGGTCTCTTCTAATGCCTGACGATCTAGAGAGGGCGTGATCCCCATTACCAGCGCCATTTTCCCGAAAAGCATCGTGCCCTGGACGGACAGGATTGACAACCAGGATGTGGTGTTTGCGAACGACCCTAACTCGCTGGCCGCCGAGGTCATCGCCATCGAGAATACCCTGGGCGCGATGCCGCACCAGGAGAAGGCTCCGTTCACCGGCAACGCGGTCACCTATAACTCAGTGGATGCCCGGATCTCCGACGCGGTGGCGGGCAACCTGAATCCTTACTGCTCTATCACCGTGAGCAGCTTCTTCGTGTTCAACCAGCAGCAGTTCGGCACCCGCTTCGGCCAGTACAATACGTACAGCAAGGTATATGATCCTTACGGGTACTATAATGGATCGGATATCACGATCCAGGCATCCGGCCTCTACCTGATCACGGGCTCGCAGAGCTGGGAATGGCACGACAGCGGCTACCTCTGGCATTCAATGTACATTGACGACGACTGGCAGTGCGGCCACCGCTGGGACTGGGACTTCGCGCCGTACGGCCCGGCGTTCTTCGAGGCCGACCGCGATGCCAACACCGCGTTCACGTGGATGGGCGCGATCCCGGCAGGCAAGCGGGTCCGGGTGGTGTCCGAGAACGGCACCTCGCGCAACCCCTTCCAGGCAACCAACTCGTGGCTGCGGCTGTACTGCCTGCGCAAGCTCCCGGCATCGGCCCTGGGCTAGGGGGGCTGAGCTATCAGCAGCTACGGCTACTCCGTATACAACGAGGGCTATACCTGGCAAGGGACCATCTACCCGACCGCCAAGCAGAACCTCTACGGCATCCAGCTCTACAGCCAGTTCGACGTCGGGCCGTTCACCGCCGCGCCCCGGGACTACGCCACCATCATGCTGACCTGGCAGCAGCCGCAGGGCACGATGTACGGATTCCGGCTGGTCGCGAACCGCTACGGCTTCCCGGTCGACCAGAACGACGGCAGCATCCTCATCGACTCGTCGGCATTCCCGGGCACGAGCTACGCCGACCAGCAGGTGGTGCCCGGAAGCTACCATTACTACGGCATCTACATCAAGGTAGCCGTGATGCCCGACGTGTGGCAGCGGGTGGCGTTCGCGGTCTGCCTCGCGCCAGCCGCCAACGGCATGGGCGACCGCCTGTTCAGCCTCCTGCCGCCGTACTTCCGCGAGCTTCAGCAGGACGGCGACCTGACCACCGACGCGGCGGGCAACCAGTACTTAAAGCAGTACCTGGACGTCATCGGCTGGGGCGCGGACTACCTGAAGACCCAGTACGACATCCTGCTGTGGCATCTCAACGACCCGATGTTCATCCCGCTCGGCGACCTGGTGAACCTGGCCGGCCAGATGGGCATGCCGTTCCAGCCCGAGGTGCCCGCGCACATCATGCGCAAGGCCCTGGCCAACTGGACCCACGTCTGCCGGCTCCGGGGCACGCCCGGCGGCCTGTCCGAGAACATCACGCTGCTCACGGGCTATCCGGTCGACCTCCAGAGCGGCCGGAACAAGATGCTGGAGAACGACCAGTCCGGCCCGCTGGCCCCGGCGGCAGCGGCATGGGACGTCAGCACCGGCTACGCGCTGAACGAGATGGTGAGCTACGGCAGCTACGTCTACACGTGCATCGCCACGGGCGGCGTCGGCAACGCCCCGACGGGCTCCACGTCGGCCAACACCTGGTGGGCCGTCCAGCAGAACGTCACCGACCCGTACGCCACGCTGGCCAACCCGAATACCGTCGGCGGCATCAACACCTGGCAGGCGCTCTACCCGTCGCTCGACAGCGGCGGCAGCTACGCCACGCCATCAGGCACGCTGGCCGGCACGATCGGCCTGGCCGACCCGCTGAACGGCTCTAACTTCCAGCACAATGCCTTCTCGGTGTTCAACAAGGCAGGCAGCACCCAGGATGTCATGCTCCGGTCGGTGTCCCAGGTAGCGGCCGACCGCACCGGCAGCAACACGAACATGACCCCGGACCCGATGCAGGCAGCCGCTGACGGCGTGCCCATCCCGCGCATCAGCACGGACACCAACGGATGGCTGCCGGCCAAGCGCTATGCCACCAACGAGATCGTGCTGTATGACGGCATGCTCTTCCAGGCGCTGCGCGCGTCGACTGATGCGCTGCCGCCGAGCCCGGGCACGCCGCTGAATGCCAACCCGTACTTCGAGACCACCGTCTCCCCGTGGGCGTCGTTCAACAACAGCACGGTAGCCCGGTCGGCCACCCAGGCATTCCAGGGGTCGGACTCGATGAAGGTCACGCCCGACGGCAGCACGGCATCCCCCGGCGCGATATCGGAGGCCGTTACCGTCATCCCGGGCGCGACCTACCAGTTCACCGCGCAGGTGTACATCACGGCCGGCTACAACTCAGCCCAACTGTGGCTGAACTGGAAGGATGCCTTCGGCCAGCAGCTAGCCTCGACCAGCGGCACGGCGGTGAACATCCCGGCGGCCACGTGGACGCAGGTGAGCCAGGTGGTCACGGCTCCCTCCTGGGCAGCCACCGTGCAGCTCGCGCCGCAGCTCACCGGGACACCCGCGGGCAGCGTCGTGGCGTGGTGGGATGCCGTTACGCTGGCCTGCTGGCAGACGCCGGAGTGGGCAGCCCTCAGCCGCGACGAGCGGCCGAGGATGATGCTGAGCGGCTACCTAGACGGCCCGGGCGGCACGGTGCAGGTGGTGCCGTTCGTCGAGTGGTATGACGAGAGCGGCACCCTGATCACCAGCAACGGCCTGGCCCGGGTCACGGCGCGCACGGCCACGCCGGGCACGCCGGGCATCACGCCGGGCCTGACCTACGACAGCTTCAACCTCGACCAGGCTGCCTACCTGGACGGCCGCCTGACGGACACCAAGGACCAGAACTGGGCCGTCAAGACGGGCGACTGGACGGTCAGCGGCTTCAGTAACGGCAGCGCGTACCCGAGCGTCTCCGGCACCAGGTCGGTGGCCACGGTCACCAGCCTGGCCACGGGCATCTGGCTCGGCGTGACCTTCGGCAGCACCGTGCCCGGCGGCACCGACGCCGGCCTCGTGTTCCGCATGGTGGACCTGACGAGCTACTGGCGGGCGGGCATGTCCGGGCTGTACAAGGTCAGCGGCAGCTCGGCCTCGCTGGCGGGCAGCTACTCCACGGCATGCCAGCCGGGCGACAGGCTGTCGGTCAACCTCAACGGCAACATCATCACGGTCTACCGGAACGGAGCGCAGGTGCTTTCCACCACCGACTCCTACAATGCCTCGGCCACGATCCACGGGATCGCTTGTGAGGCGGTGACGATCTGATGACCAGCTATTACTCGGAAAATATTTGCCCGAACCCGAGCGTCGAAGTAGACCTCAGTGGCTATGCCGCCCTGACGGGCACCACGCTGTCCCAGGAGACGACACAGGGCTTCTCGGGCCGCAGCTCGATGAAGGTGGTGACCGACGGCTCGCAGTCGTCTGAGGGCTTCTCAGCCCCGCAGGTGACGGTGCCGTCCACAGCCACGGGCAGCATGTCGTTCTATCTCATGGGCGAGACGGGCACGCTCACCGTGTCGGCCATCTCCGGCGTGAGCGCCACCGTCATCGCGCAGACCCAGGTGACGCTGAGCGGCGGCGACTACCAGCGGGTGGAGCTGCCCGGCCTGTCGCTGACCAGCGGCCAGCAGATGTACATCCTGGTGCAGACCACCACGGCGCAGGCGCTCACCTTCTGGGCCGACGCATTCCAGTACGAGATGAATGCCGCGCCGCATCCCTACATCGACGGCAGCTTCCCGAACTGCACATGGGAGGGCACGGCCCAGGAGTCGGCCAGCTACCAGCAGTACCAGTTCCCGACGTCGGCCACTGGCGGCATGTTCCTGGAGGGCAGGGCCAGCCCGGTCACCCAGGGCGAGGTATTCAGTACCTCAGCCGAGGGCTCGATGCTGCTGTCCGGCAGCGAGTCGGGCACGCTGGTCATCAGCCCGGCCGGGGCGCTGTCGAACTTCGGCATCTGGACGGCGGCCGACATGGACCCGGCCGTGAGCTACATCGACTGGAGCAACGCCGGCCAGGCCAGCGGCAGCGCGTCATGGCAGCGGGTCTATGCGCTCGCTTACCCGCCCGTCCAGGCTACCGGCTCGGGCGGCGCTCTGCTGTGGAACCGTGCGGCCTACGCCGCGGTCGGCTTCACCCTGAAGTCGATGACGAACAACATGCAGCAGTGCCTGGCCGACGTGCAGTTCGAGCGGATGCCCGTGGTGCCCGGGTCGAATCCCGCCCCCACGGCCTACCAGCTTCCCCGGGCCGTCTCCGCGACCATCAAGCCGAGCCGGCTGAACTTCTGCCCGAATCCCAGCATCGAAACGTCGACGTCGGGATGGACCGCCATCGGCGGCGCTACCCTCAGCCAGGATGCCTCGACGTTCGTCGCGGGCACGGGCTCGCACAGCCTGAAGGTCGTGATCAATTCGTCCACCGACGGCGCGTACCTGGTCATCCCGGACCTCATCGTCGGTGACACCTACATCGTCAGCGCGAGCGTCCAGGGCGGCCCGGGCCTCGAAGACGTCACCATGTCCATGGGCGGCAGCTCGGTCTCCAGCGCCAACCAGGGAGTGCCCTACGGCGGCAACGCGATCCTGGACATCGGATACGGACAGGGGCCGTACGGAGGCATCCAGGCCACCGGCTCGGACATGCCCACGGGCCAGTGGTTCATGCCGAGCACCACCTTCACGGCCCAGCAGTCGACGGTGGTGCTGTCCTTCCAGCCGATCGTCGGCTCGGACATCGCCTACCCGGCGAACTTCTGGCTGGACGCCCTGCTGGTCGAGGCGGGCGAGACGCTGGCCGCGTACTTCGACGGCGCCTCGGGCACCGACTACTCCTGGGAGACCGGGGGCACGGCCGGGCTGACCCGCAGCTACTACTACCAGAGGCAGCAGGTGGCGACGGGCGCGGTTACCACGGCCCTTGCGGAGCACGCACCCCTGGGCATCACGGCGACCACGCCCGTGTTTTCGCAACCATACTCACAATGACCTGTGTTAAATAAACTCAGTAGCATACCGTCGCAGAGCCATGAACAGCCGGCCCTGCTCGATCGCGTCATCGAGGGCGACGTGGGGTCGCAGGCCGGTCGTGTCGATCTCCCCGGCCATCTCGCGGATCTTCTTCTCAGACAGCCCGTAGTACGACGGGTAGCCGGCCAGCCCGTTGGCATAGGACCGGATGTCGAGCGCAGCGAAGCCGAGAGGATTCCCCGCAGAGAACCGGTGGCAGTAGTAGTTGACGAACCCGAGGTCGAATGTTGCAGGCCACGCTACGGCGATCGGCTTGCCGGGCAGCCGGTTGACCCAGATGCAGAAGTCAGGGATGACAACCTCCGGTAGCCGGGGCTCGTCGGTCACCTCAGCCCAGGCTTCGGGCTTGGTCTTCCACCAGTCCATGGTGCCCGGGTTCTGGCGGGCATCCGGAAGAGGCACCAGCGTCGAGTAGAAGATGCCCAATTCGGTGCCGTCCTGGCCGTAGGCGACCGCGCCGAGGGCCAGCATGGAGTTAAGGCCCGGCGCCGGGCCGTCGGTCTCGATGTCGATGGAGACGAACACTTCAGGCTTCTTTGACATAGCTTCCTCCTTAGTGCTACCGCTTCCACCAGGGCAGGTTATTCCCTGCCGCTATGACGCGGCTATTCCGGCGGTGATACTCGTCGTCTTCCTTGTCGGTCTTGTGCCGGGCCAGGGCCTTCTTGGCCTCGCGGTACTCGACCTTGGCGCTGACCTTAGCGCTCCTCTTGTCGTTACTGAGCAGTCCCATCAGCTCTGCGTCCGCAGCTTGTGCTGAAGGTTCTGCGCCTTCCGCTTCTCGGCCGCCTCCTTGCTGGTGTCGAACCGGGCCTTCTCCGGGTGCGCCTTCACCGCCCGGCGCCGGATGTCGGCCATCTTCTCGTCGCTGATGGTGTTCGGCGGGTCCTGCGGCTTGATCTTCTTCACGGCTAGCAGTCCTCCTAGTAGTGCGGCAGGTGCAGGTGCGCCCACTCGTCTGCGGTGCGCTTAGCCCAGGCCGGGATGCCGGCTTCGTCGACTCGCCGGACCTCTCGCATCTTACGTAAAAGAAATCGCAGTTCACGGTAGGCTCTCAGCATGACTTCCTTCTTACCTCTGCTCTGGCAGGTGCCCGCGATCTTCACCGCCGTGCCGATGGTGCACCGGCTGCTGCCCTTCAGGCTGGCCGAGCGGGCTAT